TTAAATAATAAGAAACAGAACTTCCACCACCTCCAGATGTCGGAAAGTTAGCCAAAGTACCATCTCCCCTGATATATTGTGAAGCAACACCTGCTCCTGTTACTGCAATCGTTCCATTAGCCGTTAAGGGGCTATTTGCGACACTAAAAGCACTCGGCATAGATAAACCTATGGAAGTGATTAATGTAGGGAATGTGGTCAAGTTTCCTGCTCCGTTTACATATTGTAAATTAGTTCCGTTGAAACCTATGTTAATCGTTCCGCTTGTAGTAATTGGTGAGCCTGTGATATTTAAACTATCTCCTGTTTCGGTAATTCCAACACTAGTAACTGTTCCTGTTGCTCCTGAAGCCCTTTGCCAAATAGAACCGCTATAAATAACTTGGTCACCTACAAAGAAAGCTATCGCACCAGCACCAAAGTCAACTGTTCCTGCTACATTACATAAGTAAACATCACCTTGATTTCCTGTGCCATTTACAAGGGTTGGTGTGTTAGTAGCAGCGTTCCAAGTGCCTTTGTACTCCATTACGGAGTTAGGTAATTGACTTACTAAAATCTTACCATTTACATCAAGTCTTGGTACACCATTAGCCACATCAAATCCTAATGAAGTCAATACCCCACTTGTTCCAATAATTACATCTTGTAAATTCCTCACTTTCGCACCTGCTGAAACAACTATTTGATTTGCCATCTTATATTAATTTATAACTAAATTATTGAAATAATGCCCTAATAAACTCACCACTTTCTAATACCCTTCCAAATGTCAATACCCCTGTTGTACTATTCCACTTGACTTGCTCATCAACTGCCGTTCCTGTCGTTAAAATATCTTGAACATCAATACCACCACGAGAAACATAAAGACAAGCCTTGCCTATCATATCGCCATAAGTAATTGTAGTTTCGCCACCTGCTGCAACAGTTCCCTTTGTGTAAACCGCACCTCCAGCAACAATTACAACCCCTTCAGGATTGATTTCAGTTCCTGTTGTAGCATAAGCACCTGTACCCTGTAACGATACACTATATGTTGCTATGTCCTTATAAGGTGCGTTAATTTGTAAACTTGTTAAATTGCAATCCCCACTAATAACTACCAAACCATCAACTCCGTTGTCAATAACAAACTTTACTAAAATTGTAGTCCTATCTTGTTGTTGCTCAAGTAAAAATAAATAGCCATAACCATCCAAAGTTATAAGACCATCACAAGTTACACTCCAAGTTGCAGTATCGTTTTTGTATTCTCTATACCACGCACTCGTTTGGCTTGTTACCTCTTTTTGGTCAACACTTACACTAAATGTGCAATTTGTAGAACACGAAAACGGAATATCCCTACCTGCTGGATATGTAACCGAAGGTGGTTCAAAATAATACAACATTATGTTGTTGCCCTGTACTTTTGCTGCCATAACTACAAATTTAAGTATATATTCCTATTATCACTCCGTCAATCCTTATTTGGTAAACTTTTGTATTTGGAAATACTGTTTCTACCTTATACCATAAGTAATCTCCATTGAAAGTAATTGCACCATCTTCATCTTCATAAAACACATCACCATAATCAGGGTCGGTTATTCCATCTAATGTAAATATTTCAGTTGCAGTTAATGTTCCTGCTAAAGCCTCTGCACTTGTTACATAACCATTAGACCTTAAATGTGATACCGAAGGAACAAATGGCGGTGTGCTTGTTGAGTTTATTATTTCAAAAATATTTGCCTCTACATTCTCGCTATTAATATCTAATAAAGTTCCTTGTATAGTATCATTAAACAAATCAATTGTTGTATTACCAACCATATACTGCTTATTAGCAACACTTATTTGTGCTGGGTCAGTATCAGTTGCTTTTATTCTCATTGCACCGCTAAATCTACCTTCATCGGTATTCATACCCATAAATGTTGAATCTATATTGATTACATTCTTGTTTAAGTTATTAGAATATTGTCTAATTACTAATTGACTTAATGAACGATATTTATCCGATAAATATTCGTAACGATACCAATTCTTTAAGTTTAAACCATCTTCATCTGCTAAAAATCCTTTATAAGAATAGTAACCATTGTAAGAATCGTTAAAGCCTAAATCCAAATCTGCATTAAATACGTATTCATCAGAATTAGTTAATGAACCAATACATTGATAAGATTGAAAAGCAGGTTGGATAGTAAATGAAAAATTATTTACTTCGTTTGCTTCTACTGTTGATTTCCAATAAGTAGAAGCAGGTTTTGCTAATACATATTCAAAATAAATTGTTCCTGATTCGGGTGCAGGTGGCAAAGTCAAACTTAATTCAGTTAATGTTGTATCAACATCGTAAGGCTCAAAATAATAACTTGAACCTCCAAACTCCCACTTTTTGTTGTTATCTATGCTATAAAAACCTGCTGGTGTTTGTAATTGAATTCTCAATATAAAGAAAGCATCAGGAACAGTTGCACCAACCGCTACAAGATTTGAATTAAAAGAAATTTGTACCACTTCATTAAAACCAATATTAGGAAAATAATTAGGCTTTATAGATGCGTGATATGGGGCTACAACATTTGTAATATCTATGTAATAATCATTTGATAATCTACTAGGATATGGTGCAACAAATATTAAACCACCATTTACTTGTTCAGTCCAAGCGTATGCGTGTAATAAACCGCCTGAAGATGTTACTTGCTTTAAATCACCATTAGTAATATAGTTTGAAGGATATTCAATTTGTTTATCAAATTGCACCTTGTTATATCCTTTTCTTAATAGTTTTACTTGGCTATTATCTACAAAGAATAATCCTGTTTCATTACCACTATAACCATCTATTAAACCATTAAAACTTGTAGTTCCTGAATCAACTACCAATCCAGCATCATCATATTCAGTAAACCAATATGTTTCTTGTGCAAATTGTGAAATTGCAAGTATTTGCCATTTTCCTTGTGCTTGAAATAATCTTGCACCAAATCCTTTTACTATTTTAGTTAAAACTGCTAAACAATTATCTACTTGATAATCATTAGTAATAAATAAAGCAAAGTTTAAGTATGATTGTTTTAATGGGTCCGCCCAACTTACATCTGCCCTATCATCCATTCCATCTGCGTAATAACTTATTCCTGTTATAACATTTGGATTTGTTGGAAACCCAATTGCGTTTAATGAGTTTAATATGTAAAATAAACAATCATTAAAATCACTCAAAACATAATCTTCTGCTAATGGGTATTTAATCTTTTCTAATATACCCAAACCATCTACTGCGTTAAATGATAATTCCTTTCTACCTGTTGTAAATCCAAATTGTACGCTATCACTTAATGCCCATCCTTGCCACTCTAAAGTTTCATCATAGTAAAGTTTACATAAATACTTTCTATCGTTTAATGTTGTTAAGTTTGGCATATTATTTATGTCATCCGTAACATCTATTCCAATACTTAATTGACTTGCATAAATAGGTTCAAAAATATCATCGCTTCTTGGGATATATTGCAACTGAATTGTAGTTGCTGGATATTCAATCACACTTCCAGCATAATCATCTTCTAATAAATACAATTCCGTAATGCTGCCACTTTTGGAAGCCATTGTTATTTTATATTTATTTGCGTATGCCATTATATTCCCCTTCTTAAATTAAGTGAATGATTAGACCTTTGTAATGCTAAAACTAAATCATTTCCTTTTAATACAAATGAACCTCCACCTGCCATTCCACCACCACTCATTGCACCTGCATTAAATGAAGTATTCAAAAATCCACTTAATTTACTTAATGGGATAATAGCTTCAGGACCAGCTTCACCAACCATTCCAATATGTGGTTTATTAACAATACCGCCTTGAGCATATTTAGGTATCATTAATATTCTACCAGCAGAACCAGCAACATTAGAAGCAGCAACTGCAACTTCACTACCACCACCTGTCAAAGCAGCCATAATTGCTCTAAATATCAATGTTTGAATTACCATTGCAACTAATTGTTCGGTAATTTTTCCTAACATATCTAAAAATGCCTTACCAAAACTATCGCCTTTTTGCATTGCATCATAAACACCTTGTAACGCATTTACTACATTTCCTGAAAGTTGTTTAGCAAAAGATTCGTATGATTTATTAAGTTCATCAATTCTATCACTTTCCATCTTAAAACCCTTCATTCTACCTGATGCATCCCTTGTTAAGAAATCACCTAAACTATTATCTTTACCTGTAACTCTTTTTCTTTCCTCACCCATTTTTCTTTTCCTATCAGCACTTTCTCCTTTATCACCATAGGTAAGAATTAACGCATTATCAAACCCTTTATCTTTAAATATTTTTTTGTATTTCTCAATATCCATTAATTGTTGAGACAATTCATATTTAAGTGAAGCAGAAAACTCTTTTAAAGCATCTATTGTTTTGTCTCCACCTTTTTTTACATTATCAGCAGTTGGGGTTAACGTAATTGTTTTTAATTGTTCTAATGTATTTAATTCAAGATTTGCAATTTTATTTTTTATTACATCTCCTAATACATTGTATTTTTTATTTATTAAATCTTTTTGATAATCAACACTCCTTATATGAGAATGTCCTTTTTCAATCATTTCCTTTGGACCTGTAACTAATGCTAAAGCATCATTTCGTTTTTTATTATTACGAAATTGGTCATCATATAATTTAGTTAATTGCTCAAGATTATTCTTTTCTTTAGCAATCGCATCTCCTTGCATTGCTGCCTGATTAACTAAAGTTTGATAATATGCTTTATTTTCACCTAAATTTGCAGCTTTTATTGCTTCACTATTACTGTATAATTTTTTTAATTCTTTTAATGCTTCTTCTTGTTGTGTTTTATTTCCACCAACAATAAGTTCAGTTAATAAAATACCTTTAGTTCTTTTAGCTTGTTCGCCACCAATTAACTTATATAAATTATCTGCTACCTCTTTAAGTTTTTTATTAAACTCCTCAAGTTCGGCAGTTGGTCCTTTAAAAAATGCAATTATATCTTTACTAAATGTAACCGCTAATGAAGATACTATACCAATTGCAACTCCAACCCCTGCTGGACCTGCTAACCCAGCAACCATTGCTTGTAAAGCCTTTTTAGTTCCACCTTCGGTTTTAGCTAATCGTTGGAACGATTCAACCATAGGATTTAAGTTATTCGCAACACCCATAATTCCATAAGGAGCATCTTGAGCAATCCTTGAGAAGTTTATAAGTGATTGTGAAGCATCCCCCATTGATTTACCTGATTGACCAAGTCTATCGTTTAAATGAGCAATCTTACCGCTAGTGTTAGCAATATTTTCATTTAATATTTTAATTGTACCTACATCAGTTGTCTTTTTTAAGGTATTTTGAAATTGCCTTAATTCATTTTGTGCTTTTATTAATTCAGCCTCTAATGTAGATACATCCGCATCAATACTTATAAAAAACTTATCAAAAGACTCTGCCATAATATTTTAATTTACTCCGTATAACTTTAATGTCCTTGCCAATTGGTCGCTTGTTAACATTACCTTTTCTTCTTCAACTTCCAAATCATCTATCGCAGGTATATGCCAAAAAGCCTTTATACTTTTGGGTGATTTTTCAGTAGTGTTACTTAAATATACAATATAGGCAAGGTTTCTAGTCCTTGCCCATTCGTTTAACTCTTGTTTTTCCTTACCCATTACGATAATAGAAAAGTCTTTCCAAGTCATTTCCCAAAACTCATTGGGTCTTATATTGCATTCAGCAGCCTTAACTAAAATATCATCCCACCCTAACTTTATTAGACTTTTTTTTTTCTTCTTTAGGTGTTCCTTGTACTGTTGTAACTGTGCTTTCAACAATATACTTTAAGTACAAAAGGACTTGTCCTTCAGGGTTAAAAATACCGCCTATTTCATCAATCCAATTGCAAACATCATCTTCAGTAAATTCAACTTCTTGTTTGTTACTTATACAACCTGATTTATATCCGATGTGTATTATTTTAACAATGTTATCCAAGTCGTATTGATTACCAGCTAAAAAATCAAAGTACTTATCTATTGTAATGTCTTTTGCTTTGCAAAATTCCCTCATTGACCAAGTACCCCATTTTAATTGAATTGTTTTGTTGTTTAGTTTTAATTCAAACATAGGTTTATGCAGTTTCAGTTTGTGTTAATGGTGGCAATGTTACTACGAAAGTTGCAGTAAATTTAACATCATCTTTATCAGCAGCGTTTACTTCAAAATCGCTAATAAATACTTGACCTGAATAAACAATATCACCTGCGGTTGGTGTTGCTTTACCCATCTTCATATTGAAGGCAGTTTTAGCAGCGTGAGCAGCATACAATTGTTGGTAAGAATCCTTACTTGGACTTCCTGTTTCATCAATTGCAAATCCTTCGCCTTTGAATGATTGTGTAAATGAAGGACCAGCTTGATATTGGTCTCCACATTTAGAAGTTGCATCAATAGTGTTTACTGTTGATGTCATTGAGTTTGTTGTAAGACAAGCAACGGCTTTGAATGTTGCGTCATTGTCTATGTCAGCGGTAAGAATATAATCTCTTGCTGATACTTTTGTTTCTGCCATTTTATTTTAATTTTGAGTTATTATTAAATTATAAGTTATTATTGTTCTCCATACATTATCCGAAGGGTTTAAACCATCTAAATTTCTAATTGCACCCACCACCAAACTTGTAGCATAAAACCCATTTGTTAAGGTTATTGCGGTTTCGGAATTGATTGCAGCTAGTATTAAATCGCTTATTGTTTCGGCTCTTTTATATCCAAAGTTACTATTTTTTATTACAATGTCAACATCAATGGTAACTGCATTGGTGTAACTGATTTTACCTTGTTCCTGTGCCGATGCCCTTCCGTTCATAATCACATATTCATTCACTCCGTTATCAGGTGCGTAACCATCGTAAACAGGCAATCCACTTGAACTTGTCAAGTAAGTATAAAACCACTTCTTTATTTCTATATTAGGATTTAACATTTTTTATTACATTTTGTATGTTCTTTCTCAAAATAGGTATTTCACTTTCAAACGCTGGTATTAGGTAAGGTCTTGGTCGTAGGTTTATTTTTCTTATTCCTTTGCCTTTAAATTGATATGCAAAATCTTCATATCCAGCAGGAACATTAACTGTTCCACCTGTGCCAAATTCTACATAAGGAGCGTATTTTAAAGCACTTCCAACTGTATAAACAATTTTTTTATCTTTAAATACACTTACCAATTGTATTGAACCTAGTAATCTACCTTTATCAGTAGAATTTGCAGCAACTGACTTTTTTGCTTTGCTTTGAATATTTAATGCAGATGCGTTAACTTCATTAGCAACTTCCTTTTCTATTTCAATAGGTAATTTCCCTAATCTTTTAATTAGTGCATCAAGTCCTTCAATCTTAAATGAAACATCATTTGCCATTAGAAATACATTAATATTTCGTAAAATCTAAATTGGTTTTCTACATCCTTCAAAGAATGAATTACATAAGTATCGCCTTCTGCCAATATTTTGTAGTTATTGGTTATTGTAACATCATAACGGACAAATAGCTTTGCAGCCCTTGTATATGTTATTTGTGCATCCATTAACTTTCTGCTTTCATCCATAGGTCTAAAATCCCCAAATACGACCTCTTGTAAGGCATAGGTAGTTGTGTAGCCACCTTGTCCATCAGCGGTGATTGTAGGCACATATAAGCCTATTTCCGAGTACATTGTGTTGGCATCAACATAGTTTGCCTTTTTGCTTCCTATCCTCATAATATTGGGCTTATTCTTGTCCAGCGTTGACACGCTTTCCAAGTCTTTTCACAAATACCTGTATCACTATCCAATCCTCTATTTTCATAATCGTAGCTAACTTGGTCTAAAATCGCAATCTTTAAATCGTTCGGAATGGTTGCGTAACCTACCACATAAGTAGCCTTTAGGTTTTCAAATTGCGGTCTTTGTAATTGTGGGAACTTACCACCAACTAATGTGTAATCAGCAGCAACAATAGTGTCTCCGTTTTGGTCTATTAAAGATGTAAAACTATTCATCGGACCATAAGGCAGCTGGAAGTGTCCATCCCAATTTGTAAACCATACAACCGCAGTTTTAGGTATTAAACTCAATCCTGTACCTACTTCAACCGCTTCCCTTGCTTGTTTAATCATCAAGGAAATTTGGTTATCATCAACATTTGTAGTAACCCTACAATACAATTTTGCCTCTGCTAATGTAACAGGTTCAACAACTGTACCTATGTCGGTCAAAGTAAAATCAATGATAAAATTATTATATGACATACATCTTTTTTACAAATTTACAATAAATA